TCATAGCCAGCGGCAGCATGAGGGAATCATCCACATTTACAAGACTAAAATTTAGCAATGGGGCAATTTTAGAATGCACAAACGACCACAAGATTTACCTCAATGGACAATTGACAAGAGCTGACGCCTCGCGAACAATGGACTTAGCATGGACACCACAAACAAGCCCAAATCTGTCGTTTTTGAGAAGGTCAAATACGTCCTTTCGGGACGCTATTACGTCGCCCCTCCAAGTGCTCGCAAAGAGCACTGTAATCTTCATCGCGCAATATGGGCGGCAACTCATGGGGAAATTCCAAACGGGTTTGATGTCCATCACCGAAACGGCAATTGCTATGATAACAGAGTTGAAAACTTGGAGGCAATGGACAGTTCCGAGCATCATCGCATGCACTGCAAAACAAATCCGTGGATCATTAGCGGAGCCTCAACAAAAGTCTTGCTTGAAAGGGCAATTCCTGCGGCCCGTGCATGGCACTCAACGGCTGATGGGAAAAGATGGCACAGCGAGCATGCCAAGAAATCTTTTGCAAAACGCAAGCCATTCTCCCGAGACTGCAAGCTCTGTAAGACTAAGTATTTCACAAAAACATATCACTCAGTTTTTTGCTCAAGTAAATGCAAAAGCCTCTCACGTTGCGCCACCACGGCAGGCCCAATGCAGAAGCTATGTGCGGACTGCGGCAAGCCTTTTACGGATAATAGCCGAACGCATTGCGCCAAAACTTGTTCGCGCAGATGCAATCAAAATCAGGCTAATAAGCTGCGAAACATTCGAAACGGAAAATTGCGAGCCAGTTTATGACCTCACTATTGAGGTGGATCATTGCTATTACGCAAATGGCATTCTTGTTAGCAATTGTGATGGCGTCCGAACGATGGCCGAAGCCGAACGACTTGGATTGATTCACTCAGGGTCAGGACAGTCAACCTCAACGCGCAGACGCAGCGATGTTCAAGACACTAACTAAGGCATCACCGGCGGATTACGCACGAGAGATTGCAGCCGATCTCGGTATGTGCTTCGAGGAACTCATCACTGATGCGTTACATTCTGGCTACATCTACAGCAACAGCGAATTGTTCATCATCGCCCACGAAGTCTGCCGCGAATTTGGCGACGCAAGATACGACCGAGCTTACTTTGTAACGCTAGCGGTGGGCAATTTAACCGAGCTACTGAGGCTTGATCCGAATCCAACTGACCGCAAATGGCTAGGTTTCTGCCGAGAGAACGAGGGCCGCATCCATTGGCTCGACTATCAGCGGCTCAGAATTAGGGCGGGCTTGTAATTTTGCCTTGCGCTTTCTCACTTTTGATATGATTATCAATTATGAGAAACCACAAAGGAGGCATTCATGGGCGGCAAAGCTAAAAAACCAGACCCACCACCACCGATGGCAGCTCCTGTGCGGGCCGACTCTGGGCAGGGCGAGCAGGCATATTCTGCTGCCAGCAACCGCATGGGTCTGCGTAAAACGATTGATCCAGTCAATCCGCTTGCACCCAAGACTGCACTAGGCGCAGCCGGTGCTCTCGGTTCTGGCGACGTGCAAAGCGGCGTGATGCTCAATACGAGCAAACCGGCTAAACGTACTTTTGATTCAGTATTGCGTGAAAACTTCCAATAATGAGCGAACACATTGAGGGCAGCGACCGCACGTCAGGATGGCTCAAGCGTTACAATTCGCTAAGAGACTCGCGTGCAATCTGGGACACCGCATGGCAGGAGATCGCAGAGCATATCTTCACGCGAAAGGCTGGGATCACTCAAAAAGATTACACGCCTGCAAATCAACGTGACGCTCGCCTCTACGACATCACCGGCATGGATGCCATCGAGCGTGCGGTAGCTGGTTACATGAGCTGGACGACCGACAAGACGCAGCCGTGGATGGAGTTCACGCCGATCCTCGCGTTTAGGAACAACGATGCCGTCAAGAACTGGCTGCGTGAGTGCTCAATGCTTGCGTCGGAATACATCGCGAACAGTAACTTTTACGCAGAGCGGCATGAGTCGCTCTTTGATCTTTGGGGCTTCGGCACGTCATGCTTGTTCTCGCAGGTAACGCCAGACAACCAGACGCGCTTTGAGAAGATCAAAATCGGCAGCTACGTCTTCGACACCGATCACAACGGCGCGGCGAACTGCGTCATGCGTGAGTTTGAAATGACGGCGCGACAGGCTGAGGGCAAGTTTGGCCGCGATGAATTGCCCATTGCAGTCAGAGAGGCGTTCGACAACGGCTCAGAAAAGAAGTTCACCTTCATTCATATCGTTGAACCTCGACCTGTAAAAGAGCGCGGCAATGACATGGGAATGGCGGCTGGCAAGAAGAAGGCCTTTGTCTCTGCATACGTCGAGAAGGATAGTCAGAAAATCGTTCAAGAAAGCGGCTTCGATTCGTTCCCTTTTCACGTTGGTCGCTTTCTGAAATGGGATGCTCTCGATGTCAGCGATATGTGGGGCTACGGTCCTGGCTTCTCGATCCTGCCAGAGTCGCGTCAGCTTAACTTCATGCAGAAAATGATGGATGTTTACGCCGAGAAGACTGTCTTCCCGCCGATGATGGTGCCAGATACGTTTGAAGGCACGCTCAAGACATCTGCGCGCGCGATGAATTACTACGGCGCAGGTCTGAACGCTGATTCCATCTATCCTTTGAACGTGAGCGGTGACTGGTCAATGGCAATGGAGCGAGTCAAGATGCGCCAGGACATGATCCGCAGGCGCTGTCATCTCGACATGTTCCAGATGTTCTCGATGAACGCTGCAAACAACCGCGAGATGACTGCATTTGAAGCGGGCCAACTAGCAGGTGAGAAGCTGGATGCCATCAGCCCTGCGTTTGATCGCGACACTACCGACACGATCCAGCCGATGATGATTCGCTTGTTTGAGTCGTGGGCCGAGAATGGAATGCTGCCATCTCCACCTCCTGAGTCTGTGCAGCAAATCGGGCCAAATCTCATCCAAGTGCCTAATCCAGTGATCACGATGACAAATCGGCTGGCGCTTGCTCTGCGTGGAATGTCGCTGCGTGCTGCTGACACGATGGTCCAGAAGATCGCATCATTGGCTCAAGTGTTCCCTGAGATCGTCGATGAGGTCAACCCGTCATGGTTCATTCGCGAAAGCTCAAGACTCGCTGGAGTCGATCCGTCATTCCTGCGTCCTCAAGAAGAGGTCGATGCAATCCGTCAAGGCCGTGCTCAAGCGATGCAGGCACAGCAGCAAATGGCAATGATGCAGCAAGCGGCTGGTGCTGTGAAGGACATTGGCGGCGTCGATAAGGCCAAAGAAGTCGCTCAAGCGATGATGTAGATTTCAAATGGACACAACCATAACACAACTGCTGGCTCCACTGCGGGAAGATGAGAAACCGTCGCTTACCGGCGCGGTGCTTCGACTGTTTCACAACGAGGACTTCCAACTCGTCTTTAGGTGGATGAACCAAACGTGCGGAGGCGTGTTTGCCACTGTCTTCACGCAATCAAGCGGCACCGACGCCATCAAAGCCGGTCTAGCAGACGGCAGCAAGGCGCACGTCAGGTGGCTGCTCGATACATACCTTTCCCGTTACGACGAGAAACCAGAGAAACCAACAGAACAACTATAACAACATGACAAAAGACCAAGCCATTATTGCAGCCAAGACATTCCGCAAAGAAGCGGACGAACTCCTTCAGCGGATGAAGGATCACAAGGAGGAGATGCGAGAAAACATGGACTTTGGCGTCTGTGTTGATGCTGGCGAAGTCATCGCGCAGCACATCCTTTCCATCCGTGTTCTCGAATCCTGCATCATGCGTCAAGGCATGGCACTGAAATACATCGGCAACCCGAATCCATACCCGGACTCGAAAGACCCAAGCAACACCGTTGTCAATCCAACTGCAGACGGCCTTAAACTGTAAAATTATGATCAACATCACAGAAGACAACGAGGTGATGCGCGATGACGAAATCATCGGGCGCATTGTCGATGACACCATCCGCGCATCTGACAAAATCAGCGGGCGCATCTTGGGACAAATCCGAGACATCGCGGCAAATCCTAACCTTAAAGTCGTCATCACTGAGCCGGTGCATGAGGAACCAACAGAGGAACCAACCGACAAGGAATCCTTGCCAGTTCAAGCGCCTACTCCCTCGCGCTGGGACATCAGCGGATTCGGTAACTACTACGAGAATCCGCAGCAATTCCAGATGCGGTTCGTGAATACCTACGGGCCAAGTGAATTTAACCAATGGAAAGAAATCAACGTCAAATAAACATCATGGAAACCACAACAACGACCACCGAAACGACTGCGCTAGATACGCAGCTCACACCAACGCCGGTAACTCCCGACATTCAGCCGTCGGCAATCACTCGGCCTGATTACATTCCAGCTAAGTTCTGGGATGAGGCCAAGGGCGAGCCGAAAGTAGATCAACTCGGCGCATCATATCAGTCGCTTGAAAAGGCATTCTCGGAAAAGCGCGAGATCAAGAAGCCAGGCGAAAAAGCAACGCCTGAACAGATTGCTGCTTATCGAGCAGAAGTGCGGAAGATCACCGGCGCTCCTGAGAAGCCAGAGGATTACGGGCTGAAGGCTCCAGACAACCTGCCTGAAGGCGTGATCTGGAACTCGGACACTGCTAACAAAGCGGCAACGATTGCGGCAGAGTATGGCATTCCGCCAGAGGCGTTGCACAAGCTGATTGATCTCAACAACGAGAACATGGGCGGCATCATTGCCAAGTCAGCCGAGATGGAAGCGCAGCAGGTGCAGGGCGTGATCGACGGCATGAACACAGAGTGGGGCGCAGATGCTCCAAACAACTGGCAGCGTGCAGCTCGTGGCGCTCTGGCAGTCGGCATCGACATCAAGAGCAGCAAGCTGGCATCCGATCCTGAGTTTATCCGCGCATCGCTGGCAATCGATAAGTTTTTGCGCGAAGATTCGGGCTTAATTAGCGGCGACAATGCTTCGGCTACCTACCAAGAGCAAGCCGACCGCATCCGCAAAGGCGACGATTATCAAGGAAAGAATGGCGTAGAGAAGCAATCCGCTGCATTGTCGCAGATCCAGCGGTTGCATTCTGCCGCTACTTCCTAGAATTTGAGGTGCCGCGTTGTGTCGGCGTTTTCACGCTAGCTCTAGCGTCCTCAGTATGAGCAAGGGTCAGGTCTTAATCGGCCTGGCCCTTTTCATTGCTCAATAAACTAGGCCGTTGTTAATTGATTTTACATACTTAAACAAAGGATGAACTGGACGTTCACGAACAACAGCTTTTTTTGCTTTGTTCCTTGTCTTTAATGTTGGCTTCCAGTCGTCCACATAAACGGAAAAAATCTTGTGTTCTTTTTCGTGGCATCTTTCACAAAGAACCATGAGGTCACTCAATCGCTCGCATCCTTTTCGATCATAAGTAAGATGATGGACTTGGAGATTACTTGTGCGTTTGCATTTTTGGCAACGTCCATTGGACTCCATAATCTTAGTTTCACGCAACTCTTTCCAGTAATCGCTTTGAAGGTATTGCTTGTAGCTCATAATATATAAATCCTCTTCTCAATCCAAACCCCTCCCTCCTCCCCACGTAAATGAAGAGTGATGAGGGGAACCCTGCCGATATTGTTTATCCTCGCATCAGCACAGCACTTGCCGCTCCCAACGAGTAATTCACGTTTGACGCGGTGAATGGCACTGGATTTCTCACATCCTGCATTTGCGCGGTGCTGACGTTTCCGTTTTGCTACCCTGTTTTGTGGACGGTGGGCAAGTAACCAACAAAAAGGCCGACATCGTAGAGCAATGTCGACCTAGTTGCAGTTTGCCAGTAGATCAGATCACACCGCTCTACAGTGCAAACTTATTATGTTGAGATTATTCATCATCGTTAAAATTATGCAAACGGTTATTCATTAACATTGGGCCTAAGTGTTAATAGAAATAACAGAATTATCAAAATTGAGAAAAGTTCTTGCTTTGATTCTCATTTGTGAGAATATCAGTCATCAGCCCTAGCAATAGACAAGCTGGTAGCCGGTCTACGAGGTCTTCATTTGAAGGCAACCAAGGAGCACTGGGAGCGACGACTTCCGACACTGTTCATTCCGAACAGTTCAACTCACCTCATTTTACCACATCCATATCATGGCTACCATTGACACCTTCTATCCAATAGAGTTTGAACGCTCTTTCACCCAGGCTCTCCAGCAGATGGATTCCCGCCTGCTCGCATCGGTCACCCGCGCCGATTTCACCGGCAAAAAGAAACCCTTTAACCTTCTGAACGACTCCGAAGCTCAAGACGTGCTTGTCCGCAAGGGCGACACTCCTGATGGCGAATTCGACGGCTCGAAATACTGGCTCACCCAGCGTCCGAAAGAGAAGGTCACCGTCTTCGATGAGTTTGATAAGCACTTCCTTGGCTCTATCGTCCTCCCAACGAGCGATGAAGTCCAGTCCC